CTTTCAAATGGTCACGCTGATACGATTTTAGAAGCACAATACGTTATGATGCAAATGAGTACTGAGCACATTCAAAGCATCATTAACGAGTAACTGATTTTTTAACTAAAGCAGTCCCCTCTATAACTCTTGTTGTAGTTCCAGTGGGACTGTTTAATAGTAAGTCGTAAAAATATTTTCCTGGTTTGATAGCAGCACTTGTGGTTGAACCTAAAGATAGTGTAACTCTTCCAGTCGTTCTATCATTTGCAAAGGTTACGGTAAAGTCTGATGTCTTAGATGACGACTCATATCTCTTAAGTTGAGCACAACCATTATATCCGGTCAAGTTTAAAGAACTATTTGACTGATCATCTTCTAGAAGAAATGTTTGATCAAAGTCAGTTCCAGTGTAAATGACTAAGTTTGCGGTATATGTGACTGCCATCGGTTTTTGAAATATTTATGGTAAGTCAACTAGGAATGGAGTAATCCAATCTTCATTACCATTATAAACTGCCGTAATGGTAATATTCTTTGCTGCAAGTTTTGACACTAAAAGATTATAAGATGCTTGAACAGTTGCCAGTGTCATACTCCCTGATGTATCAATAAACAATGCAATTGAAGATCCTTCTGGGAGAGTATCAAGTCCACATATGGTATACCAATCGGAGGCATTTGCAGTATTTCCACCATCTCTATTAACTTGAACTGGACCAAATGTAAGACCGTTTGCATTTTGTCCAACATTGAGAGATGTATCGTTAATATAAACTGTTTCAGAAGTTGCAACAACTGTTCCTGTTGTTGAAGACCTTCTAATTTCAAGTTGGAATGATTCAAGGCTTTCTGTGGATCTATCGCCTGCAAGTGTTCTGGTAATAGTTCCACTATTACTATTAACTGTGAATGAACCACTTGTTGCAGCATCACTAAAATCTGACGCTGATAGTGTTCCACTAATTGGTAGTATTGTCCAATAAAGAATAGTACTATTTGCAACACCAGTTGTTGTAACTGTAAATGTTACTGCTGATCCTTCATTGGCGGAAGTTGTTGATGGAGTAACCGAATATGAGGGGACAACATCCGCAACAGTGACTGATGAACTAATTGCAACAACAGGACCAGTTGTTGAACCTGTTCTTACTACAAAAGTGAACGATTCGTTACCCTCTGTAAGAATATCATTTGCTATGGTTCTTGTAACTGTAGCGACACCAGTTGTTGCTCCCGTTCCTACAATGGTAAAAGAACCAGTGAGTGAGTTATTTGAGAAATCTGCGGCTTCCATACTGCCGCCAGTACTATAATAAAGTGTAGTTCCTGAACCAACGTTGAATGTGTTAACTGTGAAATTAACGGAACCACCTTCACTGACTGTAGTTGCAGACTGACTGAGACTATAAGATGGTAAATCACCACCAGATAATAGTAAACCGCCGAATGCCTTAACTGTTAAAATTTTGTTTCCAAAAACAGGAATAGAATCATTTAAGTAATATGTCGTTCCAGAACTTACAACGTTATTTTCACCAATTGTGAAAGAATATGTTGAAGTTCCAATACCAACATTGACTGTTTCATTTGCTAATACTGGAAAATATATTAATTCATTCGCATTTACTGAAGATGTAACTGTAACTACACCAGTTCTATTTGGAGGATAGATTTTTACCGATGATCTTAGATCCGTTGTCAATCCACTTGACTTTGTGGTGAATAAACTATCAAGTACTACTATATTACTTTTAATATATCTTCCAGAACTGATTGCATCAGCATAAAATCTTAAATGTGATTTAAAGTAATCTTTGTTTGTTGAAGTTAAAGTATTCATTTATGGAACTGCTGTTAACTGACCGTTATTTACGAGATAATTGTAAACACTAGGATTTCCTTTTTTTAAATTTTCAGCACTTATGCGAACATCAAAATAAGTGTTGTTTAGACCATCCAAGTTTGTGACTGGATTTACCGCTTCTCCTCTTACTTCTTTATTAACACGTCCCAATCTTTCTAGTTCAAGTATTGGTAATATTGTTGCAACAAAAAATGAATTTCCTGGACTCATATCAAGAAAAGTTGCTGCAGAATTTGCCACTTGAGCTCCAAAGGTTTGTTGAATTGTATTAATGATACCATCTGTTGTTTCTATTGATCCACCTCTACCAAATCCATAAGTTTCTGGAATTACAAACTCATTTCTATTTCTATCAATCCAGGCACCTACAGTTCCATTTGGATTTGTAGTTGATTTTCCCCCACCTCTGTTTAGTAGAGTTAATTTCCAAACCATATCATCTCTACCAGTAAGTGGATTAATTGAAGTTGTTTCTGGTACATACCCTTCGGGATGACCAGCCGCAAATCCTGCTTTACTTTGTGGCGAACCATTCACTTCATTTAATAAGTATCTAGCAAATCTTTGCTGCACTTCATCTGAGGGTCTCCAAATATATGGATTCAAACTACTCAAACCAACACCATAAAGTGGATTATTGATATCTGAAGCATATTTTAAATTTGGTAAGTAAAAACCGTTTATGAATAAATCTGCAGCATCATCTATAGCAGTAATTATGTCTGCAAGTGTTTTGAATCTTATAATACCATTATCTTCTAAAAGCCAATCTGATAACTTAGTCAAAAGATCTGCTGCTTGTGCTTTTTTTGTTTCTAGTAGATTTGCCAATGTTGTTGTTAAATTTGATGGTGAATATGCGCCACCATCTGCTGCAGGACTATCTGTACTAACTCCAACATTTCTTGCATCATTAACTAATCCATCTAATGCTCCTTTAAATACTCCACTTAATCCGCCAATTAATGAACTTGGTAGACCAAAAATAGACCAACCAACATCACCAAAAGGATATTGTGGAAGTCCAGATCCAGAACCACTTCCACAGTCACCAATATCCAATGGGAAAACAGCAGAAAGACCATTGAAAATATTATATGCGGGAGTAAATGGGTTCCACCCACTTTCACCATTTGGTGAAACAGATCTAATTGCAACCTCCACAGGTATTAATGGATGCTCCTCCGTCATTAAATCTAAAACATAGATGACATATGTTTTGGAAGATCCCCACCAGTCAGACTTGGATGGATATAAATTTCCATTTTGATCGGTTGCATTTGGACCATCATTAAATCCATACCAACATTGGCGAACATAACCAAGTTCACCAAGTGAATCGTCAGATAAAGTGCTAATAATTAGTCTCCCTGCTTCTCCTCCAAGTTGACGACAATAAGGACCTAAAAGATTTGTAGAATCTCCTATTGCCTGACTAAAACTTCTAAATGGTGCAGGATATTGTGAAATTCCAAATCCCCAATTTCCAGGATCAGTTCCTATTGAAAGATATTGTGGTGGATACTTTGTTCCAAATAATCCTTGTGCTACACCAACGGAAAAAGTGGGATATACTGCCATTTTAAATGAGTGGTGAGATGTTTACAGTTGTTTCATTCAAGAAATTATCAGGACAAGCAAGATCATTGTAGTTAGTATTATTTACACTTACACCAAACCCTACTATTGTTGGTTGTAAAAGATAAAAAGTTCTATTGGGATATGAAGATCTAAACTGCCCCCATAAAGTTTCCATTCCAGAAGCAGAAGTATTGCTATTTTCATCAATCACTGCAATACAAACTCTCTGAGCACTTGTTGGTAATGAAAATGAACAACCAGTTGAAATACCGGCACGTGCATTAATTGTTCCTTCAACAATAATTGCTTTATCACCGTTTGGTTTTGTCATCAAAATATCATAAACATATCTTCCTGGTTTAAGACGTGATGTTGTCCAACTTGGAATTGATATTTTTATTTTCCCATTTTTACGATCAGGAAACCCAACAGTAAAACTTACAGAAGTTCCACTGTCTCTATGTTTTCTAAGACTTGATGCTGCACTGTATCCTGTAAGATCAATAACCTTACCACCACTTTGATACAGATCATAGGTCTGTACAAAATCTGTTCCAATATTGATGGTAAGGTTATTTACATATACGGACATCGTTTTTTAAATATTTATCAGAGGCAATCTGTAGAAATGTCATCAGTTGCCAAAACATTTCCTTCAATTACGATTGATTTTTTACTTGTATTATCTACAAACAAAACATCATAAACATATCTTCCTGGTTTAATTTCTGCTGTTACTGTTGACGCTAATGATACTCTGATCCGCCCATTATTTCTATCAACAAAACTCAGATTAAACTTTGCAGTTGGATTTAAACTTTCTGGGTGCTTGCGAATATAAGAAGATGCTGCATATCCAACAAGATTCGAAGGAGTTCCATCAACATTATCCAAATAGAAGTCCCTTGAAAAATACTCCCCCGTATTAATAGTAATATTATTGACGTATACCGCCATATTATAACTCTTTATTGAATATTTATCAACCCCTTGACAAAAACTCAAAACACAAGTAGACTCGCTTTGTCTGGGTTGAAGATAAATAATAGCTCATAAAGATTCTTAGTATGAGTTATGAAAATCCCTGGAGATTCAATGGGGAAATTTTTGAGTCTTCTGATATTCAAGATAATTTTGGTTTTGTATACCATATTCATTGCAATAAAACTGGTCGTAGTTATATTGGTAGAAAGTATTTCTGGAGTTTCCGCACACCAAGAGGAAAATCTAGAAAAGTTAAGTCAGAGTCCGATTGGAAAACATATTACGGCTCCTGTCCTGAACTCAAATCCGATATCGACATTTGGGGAAAAGCATCCTGCGACAGAAGAATACTTAGCCTCCATAAAACCAAAGGACAGTGTAACTTCGAAGAAACAAAGCAGCTTTTCCTAAATAATGTGTTGAAAGAGTCTCTTGACGATGGGAGTCCAGCGTATTACAATAGTAATATCCTAGGACGCTACATGCGAAAAGATTATGGAAACTTTGGAAAAGACTCTCCAGACAGCACATGATTGGGCAGTTGACCGCATTCATACTCTCTGTGAAAGGAATATTGAAGATGCCCATGCGATTCAATCTGAATTTAGTGAATGGTTGAATCCCGAAATTCAAGATCATGATATTTTCTCATTAGAATTCATAGGAGAGGAAGATGACACTAGACCTTCACAATTTTTTTAAATTTTACGACGAAAACAATTCAAATCACGTAGCAGCAGTTCAATGGTTAGAGGATAACCTACCTGCTAACTTCTTAGATGATGCAGAGACTGACTGGATTGGAATGTTCAGAACAAAACCACCAACTCCAGAAGTACTCGCAGTTCCATAT